CCATTGAAGAAATTTTAAATATCGTTCGTAATGATTTAGTTAAAATTGAGAATACTCACGTAGGAAAAGATCCTAATATTGCTCAAGATGCATCTACAGGTATGAGAGCATTAGTACAATCTTTATGCGATAATCCAGAAGTTGGACTTCCTTTAGATGGAGACATAGTCAATTGGACTGCACGTGGAGCACGTTTAGGTAAATTATATATTTATAGCGCACCATCAGGGCAAGGTAAAACTCGTTATATGGTTGGTAATGCTTGCGCGATCAGTTTACCATATTTAGATGAAAATTGTCAGGTGGTTATGCGAGATGATTTTCAAAAAGTATTGTTTGTTGCAACCGAAATGCAAGCAGATGAAATTCAAACTTTAATTCTTTCTTATGTTAGTAGAGTAAATGAAAAGACCATTCTGTTAGGCAATTATACTCCTGCAGAAAAAGAGCGTATTAAAAAGGCTTTAGATTTAATTGATAAATATGGTTGTAATTTCATTATTGAATGTATACCAGATCCAAGTATAGCCATGATTAAGGCTAGATTGGTGAAATATATTATTCAAGATAATATTTATTATATTTTTTACGATTATATTTTTAGTAGTCCCGGATTATTAAGTGAATTTAGAGATATTGCTGTTCGTGAGGACGTAGCTTTAATGATGCTTAGTAATAGTTTAAAAGAAATTGCAATGCAATATAATGCATTTGTACAAAGTGCAACTCAGTTAAATGATGGATGGTCTAAAAAGATTATTGGATTACGTGATCAAAACTGTATTCGTGGTTCTAAAGCTATCGCGGATAAAATAGATATTGGTTTTATTGGTGTCCGTATTGAACCTGAAGAATTCAAACAAGTAGAAGCTATTTGGAATGAATTAAAAGTATTAAAACATTATAGTCATGATCCAAACCTTGTTATTGACGTCTATAAAAATCGTCGTGGTGAAATGAATGCCGTTAAAATTTTTAGATATTTTGATTATGGCACTTGCCATTGCGAAGATTTATTTGTAACAGATAGTTCTTATAAGGGTATTAAAGATATTGGTCATTTACAATATGATGTCAAAAAATATGACTTTTTAGAATTAAAAACTGGAGGTAAGATCTAATGGTTGATTTTAAACAATTACGTGAACAACTTACTGATGAAATGATTAAAAACATTTTAGCACAGTTTAATGTTGAATGCGTTAGAGAAACTGAAAATGAAATTGTCTTTCCTACTTGTTGTCATAATTTAATTGGTGGTAGCCCTAAATTATTTTATTATAAAGATAGTAAATTATTCCATTGTTTTACAGAGTGCAATTCAAGTTTTGATATTTTTACTTTATTGCAAAAAATGTATCGCTTACGTGGGCAAGAAATTACTCTAAGACAAGCGGTTGAAATTTGCGATTTAGATGCTAGTAATATTACTACTGAACAAAAAAATGATGGGGTTGCAGATGACATCCGTTATATGCAAAGTATAAATAATATCTATATTCCAGATGTTGATAATTTAGACTTTAAAACATATGACAGTAAAATTTTAAAAAGATTTAGTTTTGATTATATGGGTTTGATGCCATGGATTGAAGAAGGTATAGGTATTGAAACCTTACAACGTTTTCAAATTAAATATGATGCATTTCGTCAAGCCATTGTTATTCCTAACTTTGATTATGATGGTAAATTAATTGGTATTCGTGAAAGATACTTTAAACCAGAAGATGTTGCTAAAGGAAAATATAGACCATTATTTGATAATGGTGTTCTTTATAATCATCCTACTGGTCGTACTTTTTATGGCATCTATGAAAATCATCGTAATATCGAGCGCAAACATATGGCTATTATTTTTGAAGGCGAGAAATCAACACTATTATATGGTACAATTTATGGTAATGATCAAAACATTAGTTTAGCAACACTAGGACAAAATATCACTAAAGATCATATTCAATATTTATTAAAAATGGGCGTTCGTCATGTTATCTTAGCATATGATAGTGATTATGAGGATTACAAACAACTACATGAAGTTGAACAAAGATATATAGAGAAGGCTAAAATTTTAGCGCCATTCTTCAATGTTAGTATTTTAATGGATTATGACTTTGAGTTACCATATAAGTCTAGTCCAATTGATGGCGGCAAGGAAATATTTGAAAGAATATTAAAAAATAGAAGAATTATTTAAGAGGTATATTATGAAACGTATTGAATTAAAAAAGAATCATTTAATTAAAAATAGTCAATCTTACATTGTTGATTACTTGGGTACTTTAGGTATCGCTAAAGAAGATGTTCCAAGCTTTATTAATCAACCACGTAATAGTGACGAAGAAGATCCTCTTAATTTAGAAAATATACAACAAGGTATTCAAGTTTTTTATAATAATATTCAAGCCAATGGACCAATTTTTATTCAAGTTGATGCGGACACAGATGGATATACATCTGCATCTATTCTATATAATTATATTCATCGTCGTTGGCCTCATATAGAAGTTACTTGGCGTTTGCATCATAGTAAAGAACATGGAGTGATCGTTGATACAGTTCCAGAAAATACTAAATTAGTCATAATTCCTGACGCTGGCAGTAATCAATTTGACGAACAAGCTCAATTAGTAGCATTGGGTAAACAAGTCATTGTTTTGGACCACCATGAAGTTACTGAAACAGACAAATTAACTACAACACCTGCTATTATTATTAACAATCAAATTAGTCCTAGATTTAAAAATAAAAGTCTTAGTGGAGCCGGTGTGGTTTATAAATTTATTAAACAATTAGATCGTCAATTTTTCCCTGGCAATCCTATTTATCAAGATTATGGTGATTTAGCCGCAATTGGTATTATAGCAGATGCAATGAATATGACTACTTTAGACAACAACTATATTGCATATTATGGTTTAAGTCATATTCATAGCAAATTTATCCATGCCTTAGCATTAAGACAAGAACGTGGCATTAAAAATCCGGAGAGTCTCACTAAAATTGATGTTGCATTTTATATAGCACCGGTTATTAATGGTGTCATTCGTAGTGGCGCACCAGAGGATAAAGAAGCCGTTTTTCATGCATTAACAGATGAAAATAACACAGATGTTTTTACTCGTGTATGGAGAGGTGTTACCTATACTGAGACATTGTACGAATATGCGGCTCGCCTTGCTGCAAATGCCAAATCCAGACAAGATGCTTCAAAGAAGAAATCTTTTGAGTGGTTATGTGAAAAAATTAAAAAAGAACATTGGGATCATGATAACTTAATCATTGCCACCTTAGATGCGAAAGAAAGTTTAAAAGTTAGCCCTAATATCACCGGATTAATTGCGATGGAACTAGTAAAAGAGTTTAATCGTCCATGTTTGGTCTTGCGTGAAACAGAATATGATAATCAAAAAATGTATGGTGGAAGTGGTCGTAATGGAAACTTCTATGGTTTACCTGATTTAAAAGCGATGTTACATCAGGCAGGGGCGTATTATGGAGAGGGGCATGCAAATGCTTTTGGAGCTTACTTGTTGCCTACACAAGTACAAACTATTAGAGATTATTTTAATGAGCATTTAATGGCATCTGTTTTTGATGATTTAGTATATGAAGTTGATTATTGGTTCCATACGGGTGAACGTATCGATAGTCAAATGTTAATGAATATTGCAGAATTTGAGCGGCTTTGGGGCAACTCTATTCCACAACCTAAGTTTGCCTTTTCTTTGACAGTTATGCCTAATCAAATTAAATTTATGGGAAAAGATAATTCATCAGTGCGTATTACAGTTGATGGTGTAGATTTTGTTGCTTTTAAAAATCAAGAATTAATTGATTTAATTCAACAGAATACAGGCTTAGTACATATCGACTTTGTTGGTCGCGCGCAGATTAACGAATGGATGGGAAATCGTAAAGTCCAAGTTATTATTGATGATTTTACAGTTTTTCAACCTGCCACACAGACTACCAATTTAAGTAGTTTAATTTAAGGAGAATTCTTATGACTTTTCAAGAATTTACAGCTAAGTGGTTCGCACATACCAATCCACAAACTATTGCTTATATTATGAGTGTTTTAGATGTTTTATATTTAGAATTTACTCCAGCAGATACTTTAGAATTAGTCAGTCATTATTTAAATCATGCCGATGAAATTGTGAATACATTACCGGAAGATCTTAAAGCTAATATTGTAGTTTTATTTGAACAAATGAAAAAGAATTAATATAATATAATTATAAATAAGGAGAATGAGATGAGAAATTATTTTGGATGTCACAATCATACAGAATTTTCAAATATAAAAATTATTGATAGTATCAATCGTTTTGATCGTATGGTTGATTATGCTTGGGATTTAGGTATGAGTGGTTTAGTATTAACTGATCATGATTGCTTAAGCGGTACTTTACAAGCTTTAGATGTCTACAAAGCCAAAATAAAAAAAGAGTGGGCTGCTCTTCATCCAGATGAACCTTTAAAGTCATTGACTGAAATGGCAAATGAATTAGATTTTAAAGTCGCACTTGGTAATGAAATTTATTTAAGTGAAGAAGGTTTAACTGAAAAAGATATGGGTACCGGTCATGCTCATTTTTGGCATCTTATTTTAATTGCGAAAGATTTAGAAGGATATAACCAATTAAAAAGATTAAGTTCTTCAGCTTGGCGTCGTGCTTGGTTTAGAGGTATTTTACGTACACCAACATATCCTAGTGATTTACTTAGAGAAGTACAAGGCGGACATCTTATTGGTTCTACTGCTTGTTTAGGTAGTTATACAGCATGGTGTTGGAGGCAGGCATATTATACTCCAAATGGACAAAATAATGCTGCAGATATCGCATATTATATAGGAAAATTAGATAATCATTTGGCTGCTATGACTGAGTTATTCGGTGTGGGTAACTTCTTTATTGAATTACAACCTAATACTGAAGGTAGTGAGCAAAACTTATATAATCAGTTCATGATTGAGAGATACTGGGGTAAATATCCTTTTATTTTTACTACTGATGCTCATTATTTAAAGGCAGATGAAAGAGAAATCCATAAAGCATTTTTAAATTCTAAAAGTTCAAAAGATAGAGAAGTTGATGAGTTTTATCAATATGCATATATTATGTCTTTAGAAGAAGTACGTCAATTAATGCCATATGTTACTGATCAACAATTTAATGAAATGGTGAATAATACACGTAATATTAAAAATATGTGTATTGATTATGAATTGGAACAAAAACCTATTTTAGCTAAAGTTGAGTATGAACATTGGGATGAATATGAAGATGATTTATTAATATTTGACGATGTAGATGAGGCTACCTATCCAAATTTTTATTGGTTTTTACATAGTAACAATAAACCAGCTAATTATTTAACACGATTAGTCGCGCATGGCTATGTGCAACGTTATCAAGATAGTTGGAATCCTGAAATTTATTATCGTCGTTTAGAAGAAGAATTCTGGACATTAAAAGAGGTTGGTGATAAAATTGAACAACCAATGGCGGATTATTTTATCACGATGAGTAAAATTATTGATATCTGTTGGGATGATGCGGGATCATTAGTTGGTCCAAGCCGTGGTTCCGCAGGTGCATTATTAATTAATTATTTATTAGGCATCACACAAATGAACCCAATTGAAATGGAATTGCCATTTGTTTGGCGTTTCTTACATCCATCTCGTCCTGATCTTCCTGATATTGACTTCGATACAGAATCAGATAAGAGAGCCAAGGTTTTTACTGCTGTTAAAGAGTATTTTAATAAATTAGGTGGCGATGTTATTAATGTTTGTACCTTTGGTACTGAAGGTACGAAATCTGCATTAAAAACTGCCGCACGTGGTTTAGGTATTGATGATGATGTTGTGGCATATATCACTTCAATGATTCCTAATGAAAGAGGTTTTGACTGGACATTAACTGATTGTTATTATGGTAATGGAGATGATCGTAAACCTATTAAAGCATTTATTGAACAAATGACACAATATCCTCGTTTATGGGAATTGGCACAAAATATTGAAGGTTTAATTACTCGTCTTGGGGTACATGCCTCAGGTGTTGTTTGTGTTAATGAAGATTTTACAAAGTTTAATAGTTATATGAAAACTAGTAAAGAACAACTTGTAACTGCATTTGATCTTCATACTCTTGAGCGTTGTGGTTTAGTAAAATATGATTTTTTAACAGTTTCAGCATTGGATCGAATTAGACAATGTATGAACTATATGTTAGAAGATGGAACCATGCAATGGCAAGGTAGTTTAAGAGATACTTATAATTATTATTTAAATCCTGCCGTTCTAGATTATACATCTGATGAAATGTGGAATATGGTTGGACGTGGACAAATTAGTAGTTTATTCCAATTTGATACTTTAGTTGGTACTCAAGCTATTAAAGATATTCAACCACGTAGTTTAACAGAATTAGCCATTTCATCATCATTAATGCGTTTAATGAGCGATGGAGAGTTGCCATTAGCCAAATATGCACGTTATAAAAGAGTGCCTCAACTGTGGTATGAGGAATTGCAAGCCGCGGGTTTAAATCATAATGAGATAACGATTTTAGAAAAGTATTTAAAGAAGAAAAATGGCGTTGGAGATTCGCAAGAAGTTATTATGCAAATTGTTATGGATCCTCAAATTAGCGGTTTCACAATGCAAGAGGCTAATAAATTAAGAAAAACAATTGCAAAGAAACAATTTAGAGAGATAGAAGTAGTTAAAGAACTTTTCTATCAACACGGTCGTGCACTTGGAACGTCAGATAACTTACTGAATTATATTTGGAACGTTCAAATATCTGCACAATTAGGTTACAGTTTTTCAGAAATTCATACGACAGCATATGCTTTAATTGCATTACAAGAGATGAATTTGGCTTATCACTATCCAATTATTTATTGGAACTGTGCTTGTTTATCTGTTGATAGTAGCGCCATTAATGCCGCAGATTTCTATAATTTGATGGATGAAGATATTATCAATATTGAAGATGAAGATAATAAAAAAGTCCAAAATAAAATGGATTATGCTAAACTTGCAGCCGCATTAGATAAATTTAAAGATATTTGTCATATAGATCTTCCAGATATTAATGAATCTAGATTATCATTTACACCAGATGCTAAAAATAATAGAATTATTTATGGTTTAAAAGGCATTACTCGAGTCACTGACCCAGTTATTGCTGAAATTATGAATAATCGTCCTTTTACATCTCTAAAAGATTTTTTAAATAAAGTAACTAAACGTATAGTGACTAAAGATAAGGTTATTAATTTAATTAAAAGTGGTGCTTTCAATCAATTAGAGCATAAGTCAATTAAGGAAATATTAAATGAATATATATGGCAGATTTGCGAGCCAAAAAATAAATTAACTATGCAAAATGCCAATATGTTAATCGATTTAAATTTACTCCCTGCAGAATTGGCCTATCAAGCAGATGTATATAAATTAACAAAAGAATTACGTCGTAATCGTGATGAAAATAAATTATGGTACTGCGGAGATCGATTACAATTGCCAATGGACAAAATTGCCGCATGGAGTCAAATCATCAAAGATAGTCAAGTAACTCCAAGTACCTTAATGTTAGCAGGCGAACCACGTCGTGTTATTAGTAGCGATAGTTGGGATCGTTTTTATGACAATCAAATGCTTAAGATTAAAGAGTATATTGCAAAAAATCATGATGTATTATTAAAGAAATTAAATGATAAATTATTTTTAAATGAATTTAATAAGTATTGTGCAGGCGATGAACTACAATGGCAATTAGATAGTTTAAATTTCTATTTTTACAAACATCCATTGGAAGCAATTATTGAACAATTAGCAACTCAAGAACATATATATATAGACAATGTAAATGATATTGAAGAAGGAGCTCAAGACGGAACTTTCTTTATTAAAGGTAAATTAATCCCTAAAATGAAATTATACACAATTCTTGGCACTGTTATTGATCGTGATAAAACAAAAGGATTAGTAACTATTCAATGTCCTTCTGGAGTTGTTAATCTTAAAGTATATAAAGATTTATATGCTACTATGTCACAAGTTATTGGTGATATTGACATAGATGGGAATAAAGATATCGAACAAGATAGCTTTTTTGAAAAAGGAGTACACCTTTTAGTTACAGGAATTCAACGTGGAGCGACTTTTATTCCAAAAGTGTATAAAAATAGTGGTCGTAAAGCGATTATGAAAATTAATATAGATGATGAAGGTTATTTAATTAATCTTGAGGAGAAACAAGATTAATGAAAGTAAGTATTTGAGATATGGATTATTATTATAATCCTACAAAGCGCAATGCGTTTAATCCAGATGCTATGAAAATTTCTAGTTATCACAAGCAATTGGGCGATAAAATTAATTTTGTTACTAAACAAGACGATATTCATCGCCCATATGATTTGTATTATATTATTAAAGAAAAAACAACCACGCCTAATCCTCCATCTATTTTCTTTTTAGATAAAAATGTACGTTGATGGGGCAAAGCATTTAAAATGCGTATTAATTGACACATGAGCGATGCTATGCTAGGGTGCAGACCAGATTATTTATTATATCCAGAACATAATACATGAGATGAACGTGCAGAGCATATCCGTTTATTTAATAACAAAGGCGAACCTTTACAATGAATACAAAATTGAAGCAATACTTTTACGAGAAAAAAAGTATTTGTTACGGATCCTTACTTCTGGTGTGCCAACAAAAATAATATCTTACAAGCTCTTGAAAAACTCTCCACGCTTCCAAAAGTTACATTTTTAGAGCCAATTTGGATTCAAAAATTAATTTATGATAAAGATATTAGACAAGCATTTTATAAATTGCATTTCCTTGATGGAGTAAATTTACATTGGAGCCCAATTAATCTGGATCAATGGCCTGCAGCACGTGATATGTGATTAGAAATGTCTCACGAAATCCCTCATATAGAATTCGAGCCACTAACAATTGATTATCGTAATCATAGTGAAGATCATTGAACTTCTCCAGACAAAGCCTTATCTGACTATTTAAATTTGCAAAAGGTCATTATAGAAAGTAAACATGCTGAATTCAAAATTTTTATTCGTATGCCTGCTACTCGTTTAGAAACACCATACTTTGAAATTTTTGAAAATCTCTCAACCTGAACCAAATATTATTTTCAGTATAGCTGATTAGAATATATTACAATGATGTACGGACCTAAAGATCGTGCGCAATGGAGCGAATACTGAAATACCCCATCCATGTGACACGAAGTATTTCGTGATTTACTTAGACAATCTTATATTTATCCAGAATTTTTAACACTTAAATGAAAAAATCAAAGCGTATCAACTAATGATATACCATGAAACAAATGAAACAAGGAGT